ACTGGTTCCAATCATACCCACCGCTAAGAAGTAAACTAATACTAGCAGCTATAACTAATATAGCGGCTATCATAAGGCCTAGTGCCACAACAGATTGAACTGTTATAGTCGCTGTCATTGTTGAAATAACATAGAATACACCAGCCAATGTTAGTAGTACAACACCTATAGCCATTACAGCCGCTGTAACCGCCTGATAATCACCATTCATTGCAGTTACAAGCAATGATAAGCTAACAGAAATAACAAACAATGCCGCAATCATTTCAATTATGGTTGACTGTACTTGCTTCTTTGTGAAGTTGTTCTTTGAAAGTAGCTTGTTTATAAGGTACATCGTACCAGCAATAGCTAGTAGTACTAAGCCAATAGACCCAGCAGCAACAATAGCAGCCCCGTAGTCACCTTTCATTGCATATGTTAGCATCGATATACTAGCAGCAGCGTCCATCAGCATAATCATCATTAATGCAATGGCTTCTCGCTGTGTCTTTGTCGGATTACCGTATTTCTTGAATGTCTTAAATATCAATGACATTGATGCTGCAATAGTTGCAAGAACTCCACATATAGAAATGGCTGCATTAACCACTGACTGTGGATTATCTTTGCCAGCTACTGCTAACATTCCTAATGAAGCAGCAATGACAATCATCATAATTATCATTGCGTACATTGCTTTAAGGAAATGCTTTCCATTATTTTCATTAATTTTTCCAGCATTCTCTGTCAATAGATACATTGATACGCCAAGGGTTAGCAATAATGCTATTACTGACAATACAGCGGTTTTGTAGCTTTCAGGATTGAGTGAAGCAACAAATGATAGTAATGCTATTACTATTGTCATTGTTGCAAGTACTGCAACTAGAGACATAATTGTCTTATAATCTATGCTCTTTGCTACAGATGTACACATTACTAATAAGCCAGCTAATATTGTAATAAGCGAAATAGCAATAATACCTTTTGCCAGCTGATCACCTGGAATATTGCTTATCAGTGCCACAACAACAGCCATTATTCCTATAGCAACTGCTATTTGTACTAGCGTTTTTCCAGCACCTTGCACACTAGCCCCAGCCACTCTTAAGCCAAGCAACAATACAAAGAACATTCCAAATATAGCTTTAAGGGCGCTCAAAGAGCTCTTAAGCCTATCCGCAGGCACATCAGCAATCTCCTGAAGTGCTTTTGTTACAAGTACTATACCGGCTGCTGTTATAAGTATTGTCCAGCCTACACCACTAGCTTTTTGGCATGCTTTTCCTACAAAGTACATGTAAAGTGCCACAACAGCTAAACTTAGTAGAACTGTACCAAACTTTCCAATGTTTTTCTTAATATCCTCCAAGTCAACGCCGTCAGATATTATATATTTCAGCACTCTTTCAATAGCATAAATTGATAATATCAATGTCAATACACTCAAAGAAGTACTAAAATTTGTGTTTGCGAGCATAAGACCAACAACTGCTATAATGGCTAGCGATTCGCCTAATGCTGTCATCTTATCGTCCAAACTAGATACATCTAAATCAGACAATGCAGATAATGCTTTTATCATTACCCAAATGGCAGCAGCATAAAGAATTAAGAATACACCGCCTTGGGACAGCTTTGGAGCCCATGCGGCTAATAATGCAGCAACTCCTACAAGCGAAGCCATAATGCCTATAAGAATAGCAATTGGCGCAATAATGCTCTTATCAAAGTTAATAGTCGTTAGCTCTTTTAGAGCCATTACTAATATAAATACTGCAGCGGCAAACGTTATGAACGTAACACCCATAGCTTTTAATGCTTCGTCTGCTCGTCTTACATTCTTTGTGCTTCCTGCTACTGCTGTAAGAACAGACATTGCTATTGTTAACACGCCAATAAGTATGGATAACGATATAGCAGCTGATCTTAATTTATCAGCATCCACAAACGTCAAAGCTATTAACGATGCAGCTAATACTGCTATGGCTAAAGCCACTGCTTTAATAACCTTAGCTCGTCCTTGATTTTTTAAATTATCGCCAAAATCATGTATTGACGTCTTAATTGATTTAACAACGCCTAAAAGCGCTCCAGGAAACTCTGTAAACTTTGTAACCAATTTTGAAAGGTTAAAAGTAAATAACGCAGAAGCTCCAAGAAATGCCGAAAGTGTACCAGTGAAGCCGACCAAAGCCAGCTTGACATAGTCTAATGATTTAATTTTCTTTAGTAGCGTTTCAAAGAAATTTTCTGTATTTTCAGAAGAGTCCTTGAACACCGTTGACACATTCTGAGCAAACGCACCAAGACTATCGCTTTTAGCCAAAGTCTTGGACTTTGATTTAATTTCTGTGATTTTGTCAGATGTTTCACCAATATTGATACCGACTTCTTCTAATTTAGCTTCTTTCTCATCAAACCATCCAAAGAAATCTGCTACGCCGGACTTGGCGTCATCAAATAGCTCTATCATTTTCTCAAGAGCATCGTTTATTTTGCCAAGAACCGTATCTGCGAGGCTAGTATCTTCACTATTAAGATTGCTAAAGAACTCTCCTACAGCTCCTTTAGCATCGTTAAAATATCCAATTAACTTGTCACCGATAATGCTTGCTAAATTGGTTAGACGATCGATTAGCTCTTGTACTGCTGGTAAGTTATATAGCTTTTCAAAGAATTCTTTAACAAAACCGATAGCAGATCCAATAACTGAACCTATCTCTCCAAAAGCTGTTGCTAACTTATCGTTGCTGTCAAGCCACTCATCAAAACTTGTTATTGCATCACCTACGGTCGCAGCTATAGATAAGATAATGTCGAAAACTGTACTTGCAGCGGGGCCAAAGGTATTAGTAAATACTGTAGCTAATGCCTTAAATATCTTTTTAACAATGTTGATAGCAGACCATAAACCGCCAAAAGCACGTTCTAATTTATTACCTCTTTCTTCAGTAATCTCAAAATATCCAGCCCATTGACTGAATAATGTGCCAATAAAAGCAATATCCTCAATGAGATCAGTCCAAGAAAATGCTTTCTTAATTGAAGAATACACCTTGCTTGCTGCCATTTTGATGCTACTGAATATTTTGGAAACTCCTGATCCAAAAGTTTTAATAGACTCAATAATGCCAGCCATTATTTCGAAGTTTGTATTAGCTTCTACTACTTCTTTGTTAGTTTCAGCAGTAGCTGTACTAACTTCTTCCATAGATTTCTCTGCGGTGTCACCAACAGAAATTGTTACCTTCTCTAGATCAAAGTTAGCAGCTTTTAACGCGTTTACATACGCTTGAACGTACTCGTAATCGTCTCCAAGAGCCTTAATACGATCTGAACCATTGCCATACTTTCCAAGGTTCCAAATCTCCCAGGCCATTTTAGCCTGTTCTTCTGTTACTTGGAGTATTCCTGATGTTGCTTCTTTAACTTCTTCGGCTGCTTTTACAGCGCTACTTTCGGAGATTTTGTCTGTAACTTCAAGAAAACTGTTAATGTAATTAGTTAACTGCTCCATTCCCCATTTAACATTATCGATAAATGTGTCAATACCTGTTAAATTGAGTTTAGACATCAGCCCTTTAGCTAATTTAGCAGCTGCTGTTACAAGGTTCTTAAATGTATCTTGCAGTTTTGCAATTGCGGTTTTTACTTCACCTAGTTTCTTCCTGAATTCATTTAAGAAGTCTATTAGGTCATCGTTCTCAATAATTCCTGAAGAAAATATCTCACCAATTTTAGTTAACTGAGCTCTAATATTGGCAGTAACACCTGAAAATGTCTTGTTTGCGTCCTTAGCGTGTGCACCAAAAGCGTCATTCATCGCCTCAGCAAATGTATTAAAGTCTATCTCGCCTTTAGACGCCATAGATCTTACATTTTCAGATGTAGTACCCAATGCATCTGCTAAATACTGAGATGCATTAAGACCCTGCATAGTAAGTCTGGTTAATGTATCACCTGTTACTCTTCCAGCTGCAGCGGCGTCTACCCAAATGTTACCCAACATTTCATAATTAGCACCAGTTGTTGCTGCAACACCAGCTAAACCTGTAAGGGTCTTCTCCAACTGCTCGCCAGTGTCAACACCTGACGTTACTAACTGAGATGCTATAGAAACTGCAGAGTCCAGTGTATATGCTGTATCTGTAACAGAATTACTAGCAGACTTGAATGCTTCTTCAACTTTAGCAAGTCCTTGCTCATCGGTTCCAAGGATACCTTCAAGAGTAAACCTTGCCTGAGCAGATCTAGAAGCTCTTCCCCAACCACCGGTTACAATAGTGTTATAAGCTGAACCAAGCTTACTAGTAACATAATTAACCGCTTTGTTTGTAAGGTTGCTAATAGTTGTCATTCCAACTATGCCAAGAGTGCTAAATTTGCTTGCAAGGTTATCGACTGCGGTCTCAATATTAGCTAAAGAAAAGCTATTGACCGCACTTTGTATTGTATTAAGGCCACTGACAGCAGTATTCATCTTAAGAGCTTCTTTCAAGCTCTCTAGTGACGTAATAGTCTGTTTAACACCAGCTTCAAATTGAGCGTTGTTAAATTGCATATTGACAACTCTGTTATCCACATTATTACTCATGCTGTTGTGACCTCCTTCCAAATTTCTTCTGCCATTGCATCAAAAATGGAACGTATGGCTGGGTTTATGTAGTCTATCCCTTCTACATAAACTCCAGTCGCCGTTCCATGTCCATACTGTATCATTAATGCAACGTTAAACCATCCATCTACGACATTACTATTTGTCCATGTGATAGACGTTTCATTAGGTCCTTTCTTAATCTCGTATCCCCACGAGTCTGCAGTAAGACCTGTATCTTTCGGCGTAGCAGCTGCTAGAGCTTCAACACCTTTTTGCCCATACATTTCCAAATATCTATCGATGTCTATCTTCTCGTTCTTTCTTAAAAAGCGCTCTAAATTCTTGAAAGAACCTGTATGTTTAACTGAAATCATGTGCTCTTACTCCCATTTTGAATTATGAGAGCCACACACCATCTTCTGAGAATGTGTACTCTTTTCCGTTAATTGTTTTTACTCCAGTAACCATGTAGCCACTCTCATCAAAGTAATACCACTTACTATCTATCTTCCACCATTCATCTTTGGGATACCACTTTTCTCCTATACATGTAAGCCACCAGCCTTTGCTGTCCTGCATCCATCTGTATTCCTTGTTATCCCATCTACCGTCTTCATCAACGTAGTAAAGTTTGCTATTAGTTTCATAGTCAGCAGATTTAATAAACTCGTAGCTGGCCATAATACCGTTTGGCCAGAAGTAATACGCGTTTCCATTAATTGTTTTCCATCCATTTTTGGCCATCTCGCCATTAGAGTCATACCATCTCCAGCCATCTGATGTTTCTGACCAGCCATCGAGTACAACTAACTTTGAATGAAACTCTTTTTCCCATTTACTGTCATCAACCCAGTAAGCAGGACATACTTTACCTGTTACATCATAATGTCGTATAACATGATCTTTATTAATGTTATACTTATTCATTAATGACAAAGTGAGCTGCACAGCATTAGCTTTAGTAGCTTCTGTACACTCATACTTGCCGTTTCTAACAGTGTCACAAAGCTCTATACTTAATGAGTTAAAGTTTGTGCACTGTCCATAGTACTTACCGCCTTTTGTTCCTGAGTATTTGCTGCCGCCAACGGAATAGGCAACATAATTATCAGGAACAGATCTGTAAACTGATGTATCATCAACAAAATAGTGTGCACTAGCTTTTAGATTTGGATTGGTTTGGAAGTAATTGGCATTATTGTATGCTCTATCTCCGTCATTAGCAGTGTAATGCATTACTATCCACTCAATTGACGAAGTATTACGTATACTGCCATAATTAGTTTTGTTTGCTATTCGTTCTTTTAATATGTAACTCATATGTTTTACCCCTTTGTATGCATTCTAGCTCTTCTTTGAGCATTTAGGGCTTTATTACGCTTTAGAATATCACTCTTTGACATTTTCTTAGGAGGCTGATTCTTTTCCCCGGCGATCCTTATTAAAGTCATTAGACGATTAAAATGCCATTTCTGACACTCCATTGGTATTTGCAATGCGGTCATCCAGTAATACACCAACTCAGAAGTAATGAATTCACCATTTTTTCCTTCTCTTTTATTATTTGAAAAAGTTGTAGCGGTCATGGGATCTTCCATATAAGCTACAACTTCATTAATAATATCCATTCCTAAACAGTCATACACTATCGGGTCTACATTCTGAGTAAGTGTCATACATCTAATATAATCTCTAATCTCTTCTAATGGCCGTTCTTTATCTGTTATGAACGGTTTCTTCCACTTTGACTCCCATTTTGAAATTGAGACTAATGAATGCTCTAAGGAGAGTGTTTGAGCTTTGATAGTAATGAAAGTTTCCGTTTTTTCATTGTAAAACTCAGTTTCAGGAATGTTAATTTTCAGCATTATTAATCCTCGTCGATCATCTTTTTTGCATATTCTGTAGTACTGTTAACGCCTTTATCCTTCATGGCCTTCTGGACCTCTACAAAAAGAGAAGACGGTATAATACCATTAATAAAAGCGGTCTGAGATTCTGTGTTCATGCAAAGATCGACAAAGAACTCTTCATAAGCTGCTGACTGCTCAAATTCTTCTCTAAGCTGCTTAGATTTAATAAATCTTTCACCATCGTCAGACTTAACACCATAAGATTTAAGGATCAGGTCCTTAAAAATGGTTGTTAATTCGTTATTATCTCTAGAATTGATAAGGCGCTTGAGGTAATTCTCATAGCCGCCATCAGTTCTCATTTCCATCTCAAGAAGCTCTGCTTTATTAAGTGAGAAGTAGAGCTTCTTCTTTACTTTTTCTCCATTGTAGTTTTCGTACTCAACTGTTTTCGTATACATTATTATGTCTCCTTCCTGTTTTTAATTATTGTTTACGCCTCTAAAATAAGGCCTGAAAGATCGAATGACTGGATATGTTCAACATTGTCGACTGTCTTCTTAACTACAAAATTCTGACGATACTTATCGGTAACTTTAAAAACACCGGCCATATCCTGATCTAACGGAACAAGCCCTGATGACTCTGATGGAACCATGCCTGCTACAACACCTGTATGACCGCTGTCATTTACAAATGAAAGCGCAATAAAATAACCTTCGCCCCATGTCTGAACAAGTGAGCCTTCTGTTATCTTCTTAAGCTTTCCTGATATACCATTTCTAGATACTTTAACTTCTGACTGCAGATCAGATACGGTATAACCAAAAATATCTGCATCGGGATCCATTGGTGCTACAGTAACGTTACTAATGCTATTAACAGCTAGATTGTTCTTTGCCTTAAGCATCCCCTGAATTGTCTGTGACTCATTTGTGAGATTTTCCTGAAGTCCTCCTGCTGCAAGATACGCCTTCTTGATTTCTTCTCTTATCATTTTAGATTTACCTCCTATATAAAAAAGTAAAGAGGAGGCCCTGAGACCCCCTCTAAACTACCATTTTGAAGTTAGCCAGAAACAGCAGCAGTAATTACAACGTCGCAAGTATCTGTGTAATTTGAACCGCTAACAGTAATAGAAGCTGTGACTGTAGCTGAACCATCAGCAACAGCTGTTACAACACCTGCAGCACTAACAGTAGCAACTTCAGTATCGCTAGATGTATATGTTACAGCCGTTCCAGCAGGAACTACTGCAGTATTAAGGCTATATGTATCACCTACTGTAAGTCCAATTCTTGATGGGCTAACAGTAACACTAGGTGTAGATGTTGAACCGAGAATAGACAGAACTTCATCAGGAAGAGGAAGTCTAGGGTCTGAGCCTCCAGCTGTTCCGTAAAGAATCTGCTCAAGGGCAGCGAGTCTGTCAGCAGCAACCTTTGTACTATTAATGGTCATAGAAGCGATGGGCTTGTAACCTGTAATACCGATAGGTGTGGTTGTAAGCTCGTATGAGAACTCAATAGCTTCAGGACTATCATTTACTGTTGAATAAGCTCTCTCTGAAGGAGAAGCTGTTGCATTCCAAATGAGGTGAAGCTTATAGCCGTGTGCATCACCATCGATATCATTACCAACAATGGTTCTGTAGCTCATACCGAAAGTCTTTCTTGTCTGCTGTCCGATAACAACACCACTAATAGGCTCAGCAGATCCATCACACTGAAGCCACTCATCAGGATATGTGTAGCAAGTTACTGTAGCACCAAAATCCTCAGCTGCACGAAGAGTAAGGTACTTAATATTATCTGCATATATATCGTTAGCATCTGCTCCAGAAGGAGACTCTGTAACACCTGTAAGGCCGTTCCAAGCAACACCCTTAGGATACTGTCCTGAAGAATTCATTACATAAAGAACACCTCTGTCTACACCGGTTTCATAAATACGGTCGCCGGTTCCGTCCCAAACAAGACTAAATGCCATTGTCTTATCCTCCTTAATAATAAAGAATAATGATGTCGTGATAGATATGGTCAGCTACGTAACGTCTATTAAGCCTAGCCATTGAAAATTCTTCCAAAATTTTATCAACGACATCATTTATTGGATTAGTATCTATGTATTTTATTTCCCATTGCCTGGTGAAGCGGTATGTTTTATTATCAGCATATACGCTATCACCTCCTCCAACACTATAAATGATACATGGGTACTCTATTTTGGTACCATTTGGCGGTTGGAAGTACACTTTTTTGCCAGCTCCTAAAATGCCACGAAGTTTAGCATCGAGTTCAAGTCTTTTAAGTCTAAAGACTTCCTTCTGATCGCTCAATGTACTCACCTCCAAGTGTTAGACGTATTCTAGGGCGATTAATTTCAATATAATTAATAGCCCATTTCTTATTATTCAGTACAACATAGGCCATATACGCCATGTTATCCATAGCATAATTATCGGCAACTATGTTGATTTCATTGCTAAGATTGAGTTTGTCATTTGGCTGCGTTGGTTCATCCCATCGGCGACTGCTCCTCACAACATCGCCGTAATATGGTTTTTCTGTAACAACTTTAGTCCAAATTCCAGGCTCACTTTCTTGCTCGGTAACAAAACCTATTAAACCATGAAACTTCATAGTTGCCTCCTAACTACCATTTTGAATTTAGCCTTCTGCTCCGCCGTCGTTGTTGTCATTACCACCAGCATTATTTCCGCCAGTAGCTTCGTTAATTGTTACAGTCATAGCTGAGAAAGGCTTAACAAGTGCACCAGAACGTCTGGTCTCGATAAGGTACTTATACTGGTTGTAATCGATATCGAAATCGTCAAAGAGTGCCTTCTCGCCACCCTTATCAGCACCTACATTATAATCTGCAAGGTTAACGAAGATACCTACAAGCGGCTTGCCATCGATTTCCTGGTTCTCCATAACTTCAACAGTTACGATTTCCCTAGCACGGATAGCTGTAGCAAGCTCAGCCTCTGTCTTATACAGACGATGGCCAATGCCGTCCTTAAGAAGAAGCATCTCTGTAAGCCAGTCTTCTGTTGTGAAGAATGTAGGATTACCTGAGCCCTTGTACTTCTTTCTTGCGCGGAGAACGCTATCAATAATTGCTGAAGCCTTCTCAGCATCTGTAGCGCCAGCAGGTACATTTACAGGAACCTTGATGTTAAAGAGAGGTACATCCTTAGCGATAGGTCTGATATGAGCTTCCTTGATCTTATCATCGCTGTCTGCAGGTCTACCATCACCAATGAGAATAGCTCTAGCTATTTCCTCATCAAGCATCATATCCATCTCAGATCTGATCCAGCTAACTACATCAAAGTCTGTAATATCAATGATGTCATCTCTATCAAGCTTCTGCTTTTTATAGATTGTCTGAGGATCAGTTGTTCTCTTAAGGATTGTGAATACCTCTTCCTTCTTAAGATTACCCTTCATGTAACCCTTAGCTCTTGCTTCATCTTCTGTGATGTTAGCATACTGAGACTTAATTCTGCTGAAAGGTGTCTTATGAACAGATCCAAGAACCTTTCCTACCCAGCCAGTGTCTCTCTTAATCCACTCGGGAACATTATTAAGATTACGATACTCAGGAAGGAGCATACCTGGGTCATTAAAGCCATATGTCTGTGTTCCTTCGCTTACGATCATACCGTCTGTATCAATTGAATGCTCAAGCATAAGCTCCTTAAGAGAGCTTACCTTATTTCTCTTAGCCTCATCCAGGAGAGCTGTTACCTCACCATGTGTAAGTACATTGTTGTCATCTTCATGACCATCTTCGAATGCGTTGTGCTTCACGTCTTCATCCTCCTCATTATTTCCAGCCTTAGCATCTTCAAGAGCCTGGCCAATTATTGCATAAACTGCGGTCTTCTGTTCTTCATTAAGGGTGTTAAATACATCACCTATTGTCTTTTCTCCATCCTTCTTCTCTTCTGCATCTGCCACTGCTTTGTCCTCCTCTTTACTAGCGTGTTCTATTTCTTCTTCCTTCTCTTCTACTTCTTCTGGTTCTTTGTCAGGTATGTTAATAGAACCATGTTCCAGAGAAAGCTCTTCGATGTGCCCATAAATATTTGCTTCCTCAGCTTCAATACTATCGGCACCGTGAGCTAATGTAGGAAACTCAATAAGAGCCCCAGGATTAGCTCCAGCAAGTACAAGACTTACTTCACGTATAACGCCATGGAGTACATCTCTATTCTTGCTCTGCTTAAGTTTGTTAGCGTGTATAGACAGTGAGCCTATATCGCCATGCTCTAGCAGTCTTTTAGCTGTCTGGGCAGACTCAGTGTCATTAAATGAACAATAAGCGTAAACGCCATCGGCTCTGTTCTCAAGAACAGCATGGCCTAATACATTATCTGGGTTGCTGTGGTCATGGTTCCATACAAGTGGTACGGTTTTACCATCATCATCCGCAAAGGCGTTCTTACGAATTATACGTCCGTCATCGCATCTAAGATCATTCTTTGTAGCCCATCCGCCAAAATCGTAATTAATTACTGCCATTTTGAATTTTCTCTCCTTTCAAAGATTTTATTCATTTAACATTTCTTCAACGACCTTATTAGTTCCTTCTTTTTCTGGTTCTTCTGGCTGGTTCAGGTTAGAGTTAACTAACTGGTCAGCCTTAGGATCACTAGATGGCTTAAAGCCAATAATGCCTCTAATTTCGTTGGATGAGAGTATCTCATTACGTGTGAATTTATCGGCTATATCAGCAATATTGTTAATGGGAACTAATTTGAATGGGTCTCTAAAGAACATAATAGACTGGTGTTGAGTTCTTGCCGTCTTTGTTAAAAACTTTCTTTTGAACTCGTCAGTTATAGCTGAAAGAATAGGCTCTACAGTCGTGTTATAGTAGTTTAACAAAGTCTGTTCGTTAGCTGTTCCATTGAAAATCTCCTCAGTAAGTCCTAACTGGCTGTATAGCATACTCGTTAAATACTGAATTTGATTCATCAAATTGTTTTCAACTGGACGATTTAACTGTGTTATGTGTTCTGTCGCATCAGCATAGGCAATGCCATACTTAGAATTAGCCAACTGACGCTCTATATCAGCACGACGCTTTTCTGCCTGCTCTTTTCTAGTGTCATTACGGATAGTATATGGAAGCTGGATAATGAGATCCAATTTTCCAGCGCTTGACTGCTCATCTATACTATCCAAAAGATTAAGTTTTCGAACCAATCGCTTAAGTGTACTATTTGGTTCATTCATAACAGCATAAAGAGGGTTCTCAATAATCGCGATGTCTTTCTTATCACAAGTTATTGTCTCTTTTTTGCCACTGTTTTCATTATAAGCTTCGACTTCCACATAATATGGATGCCATTCTTTAATTTTTCCTACTCGCATAGTTAAAATATCGTAACTATCTGTACGATTAGGATCTTTCGTAGTGTCAACGGGTACAACCGCAACACACCCTTCGTCAAACATTGACATTACAATGTCTTGGATGAATGCCCGACCTGTCTGGTCCATGTTTGCATCTAGGGTTAAGCAATTATTAAGACCAGAAGCCATCGTTTCTACATAACGGTTGTTCTCATCGGTCCTAACATGCTGAATTTGTACAGCCGCAACATCAATTGCAATGCGGTTGTATATACTTGCTACTATGGAACGTTCGTTGGTAATGTTTAGTTTCGTCCTATCTGGGCGATAAGAAAACCCGCAATACCAGCCATCACATT